AAGTAATCATGATCAGTGAATCATCTTTTCGGGAAACGATGCCCATGTTTGCTGATGCTGCGGTCTATCCGCAGTTTCAGCTTAACTTTTATTTAAAACTTGGATTGAAGCTCCTTAACGAGCGCCGCTGGGATGATTTGCTGGATGAAGGCTTAACTTTCTTCATTGCTCACTATCTCACCCTGTATAAGCGCGCTATGGCTGCTGCGGCCATCGGCGGGGATGCGGGCAAGATCGTAGGCAATGAAACTGCAAAGTCAGTAGACAGTGTTTCTAAATCAATGGATGTGTCCGGGGTGCTAATCACTGATGCAGGCCATTGGAATCAAACTACTTTCGGCGTTCAGTTCTATCAGCTGTCCCAGATTGTCGGGGCGGGAGGCGTGCAGCTATGAGCAGTAGCAATGTCAGCGCTACCGGAAATGGCCTGCTGGATATCCTCCAGGCTGTTTCTGAACTGTCGCAAGCTGAAGTGCTTGTCGGCGTCCCGCATGGTGAAACCCGCTCTGATTCAGATATGACCAATGCACAGATCGGCTATTTACTTGAAACTGGATCGCCCGGCATGAATTTGCCGGACCGCCCCCACTTAGTGCCTGGCGTTGAAGAAGTACAGGACATTATCAGTGACAAGCTCAGCAAGGCTGTAGATGCAGCACTGGCTGGCAATGAACAGAAGATGTATTTCTATCTTGAATCTGCAGGTATGAAAGCCACGATGAATGTAAAGCGGGTTATTAATCAAGGTGATTTTGCAGCACTTGCGCCTTTAACGCTTAAGCGCCGAAAGGCGCGGGGGCGGAAGTCAGAAAAACCTCTGGTTGATTCGGCTCAATACCGGAACTCTCATACCTACATCATTCTGAAAAAAGGAAAGGAGATAAAGCGTGCCTAATTTGGATGTCTCTGATGTGCTGTTGGATCCGGACTTTATGACGGCTGATCTGGTCTGCAGCCGGCAGCAGGTTAAGGCGGGAAACAATGGCCGGCCGCAGGCAGTTGATTCAAGCGTGGCATTTGCCGGCGTCGTAACCACAAACAATGGCTTAAATATGGACCGCCGGCCAGATGGCACTTTAATCAAAGGAGCCATCAATATTCATACGCAGTTCGCATTAACTGCAGGTGATGCAAACACCAATGCGGATGAGGTTGTTTGGAAAGGCCAAACCTACACAGTAACGCAGGTTTTGGATAATTTGCATTATGGCCAAGGCTTCATCAAAGCCATTTGTGAGCTTAAACAGCTGGGGTGAACATGAGTAATTCTGCTCTCGGCGGGTATATAGCGCCAGGCGCAGGGGCTGCTTATGACCAGAAACTCGAAGATATATTTCAGGCATTCATTGCCGGCATCACCTTGCTGCCGGGTGATTTGATTCGCCCACGATGGCAAGAAAAGCCATTGCCGCTGCCGGCAGCTGGCACGGACTGGTGTGCTTTCGCGGTTAAGTCAGTAATGCAGGATGATGGTCCATATTTCAGTCAGCATGATGAAAGTATGGATTCCGTCCGGCATGAAAGCCTTGAATTATTCTTATCGTTCTATGGTCTTCACGGGCAGTCATTCGCTGGTGCGTTCAAAGATGGCCTATGCATTCCGCAGAATGTGGACCAGCTGTCGCAATTCAAAATCAAATTTACAGGCGCGGGCGAAATGATTACCGCGCCTGACTTTCTCAATAATCAGTATGTGCACCGCTATGACGTGACAGCGAGCTTTAGGCGCAAGACTTCACGCACTTATGCAGTAAAGGCGTTTGCAGATGCTGGAAAAATAAAATTGTCTTATTAGGAGTAGTCCATGGTATTGCCCGTTTCCAATGTGGTGAATGTCAGCATCAGTCTTGCTGCGCTGGCCGCAGGACCGCGCTCATTCGGTTCGCTATTAATTCTAGGAACAACCAGCGGTGTCATTGATACGATTGAACGCATGCGCGAGTATGCGAATATCAATGAAGTTGGTGAAGATTATGGTGTGGCTGATCCGGAGTATCAGGCCGCTTTAGCATACTTCGGACAATCACCAAAACCGCGAACTTTATATATTGGCTATTGGCATAAAAATGGCGCCGATGCTGAAAGCGCTCAAAACGCTGTTAATGAGTGTCTGGAGTCACTGAAGTGGTACGGTTTAACTTTTGCTGCAGACTTAACTGAGCAGGAGGCTGTTGCCGTTGCTGGCCTTATTGAAGCATCGGATCCAGTGCGGATGTTCGGCTTTACATCACAGGATGAAAACAGCTTAAGCGCTGCCAGCAATGCGGACATTGCTTTTAAGCTGAAGGAAAAGAATTACCGCCGTACCTTTACCATCTTCTCCAGTGATAATCCTTATGCGGCCGCTTCCGTATTTGGCCGTGCATTCAGTGTGAATTTCATGGGGACGAATACAACCATTACACTGAAATTCAAACAGCTGCCCAGCATTGCAGCGGAAGATCTCAAAACACGCGAAGCTAAAGCGCTGGCGGCGAAAAACTGCAACGTATTTGCCAAATATGACAATGACACAGCCATCCTGCAGGAAGGCGTAATGTGTGACGGTTCTTTTCTTGATGAAATCCATAGCTTGGACTGGTTTCAAAACCATCTTGAAACCGCACTGTGGAATCTGTACTACACCTCAAGCACTAAAATTCCCCAAACGCCGGGCGGTGTAAACCGGCAATGCGGCGTGCTTGAGCGCGCATGTGAGCAAGGCGTGACCAATGGTCTGCTGGGTGAAGGGCAGTGGAATGGTGACAGCTTTGGGGCTTTAGAAACCGGTGATTACCTGCCTAAGGCTTTCTATGTGTATGCCAACAGCCTGAATGATCAGGCGCAGTCTGAGCGCGAAGCCCGCAAAGCGCCAGTATTTCAAATTGCAGTAAAGCTGGCGGGCGCAACGCACTTTGCTGATGTAATTGTTTCTGTGAACCGCTAAGGGGTAAATAATGACAGCTTATTCTTTTATGGATACCCAGTGCTCACTCACTGCCGATGATGGTGTGATTGATTTAGGGTATGGTGCTGCCGTTGCAGATGAAGGCATTACCTTTGCCATGGCAGGTGATAAAAACACGATGACGGTCGGCGCTGACGGTGAAGGCATGCATTCACTGCATGCGGACAACTCTGGCCAGGTGACGATCCGCTTTTTAAAAACCTCTCCAACGAATGCCAAGCTGATGAATCTGTATAACATTCAGAAAGCGAATACCAAAAAATGGGGAAAAAATACAATCACGCTGAACCACACCGGTTCCGGTGATAACAATACGGCATCAAAATGCGCATTCAAAAAAGTGCCGGACTACACCAATGCGAAAGATGGCGCGATGGTTGAATGGGTGTTTGATTCAATCAAAGTTGACATGAAACTTGGCACATACGAGTAACGGTTATGCAAATCACGATTAGCAATAAAAATTATACGATCGGGCGCTTAAATGCGCTCGATCAGCTTCATGTGTCCAGAAAAATTGCTCCGATTGTTCCGAACCTAATCCCCATTATTAGTGAAGTTGCTAAAGGCGGTTTGGCTAAAGTGATTGATTCAATTGAGTCAGGTGATGATGTAGATCTTGAAAAAATTGATTTAAGCAATTTGGATGGTTTATCTGCTGCACTGGCGCCGCTCATGGATGCAATTGCTGGAATGTCTGAGGCGGATACGAATTTGGTAATCCACAAAACATTGAGTGTGGTTCACCGCGATGGCGCTGTTTTATGCCGAGGTGAATCCATTATGTTTGATGATTTGGACATGATGCAGATCCTTCCGCTGGCGGTTGCGGTTATCCGTAAAAATCTTGGAAATTTTATTCAAGATCTGCTTATGAAGGCATCGAACTTGAAGCAGGTCGAGTAAGTTTTAAGTGTTTGCCAAATCAAGAGGACTGGTTATTTCGGCCAGTCATTAAAGGGATGTGCAAATACGAGTCTTTAATCGATGGAACACTGGACCTGGCTGATATTGCTTTGATGAATGATGCCCTGGATGTTGTCGCAGATAATGAATATCTGATTGAGCAAGAGCAGGCCAGCAAGCAGAAATCGCAGCATTAATGCAGATCCATTAAGGCCGGGAATGAACATTCTTGGCCTTTTTATTTTTAATTCATAGGACGGCACTGAAATGGCGCAAGCAGGTGTAATTCGAGATTTTTTGGTCGCGTTGGGCTTTCAAACTGATAACTCCGGATTAAGCCAGATGAAAAGCGCCATGGAGGGCGTAGAGCTTAAGGCGAAAGCGCTGAATGGCGCACTATTGGCCTTAGCGACTGGCGCCATTGTTGCGGTCCGTCAAACCGCAAGTGAACTGGATAAGCTTCATTTCGCCTCGCAGCGTATTGGAGCAAGCGTGACCAATATTAATGCCTACGGCAATGCAATCGCTCAATTGGGCGGCAGCGCGGAAGGAGCAGTGGGTTCGCTTGAATCGCTCGCAGAGAAGATGCGTAATTCGCCAGGGTATGAAAGTCAGATTAAAAGCCTTGGCGTGAGTACGCGCGATGCAAATGGCCAGATGCGTGACCGGGTTGAAGTGATGAAGGATCTAAGCGGTGTTTTATCTAAAATGCCTGCTTATCAGGCAAATGCCTATGCCAATTCACTGGGTATTGATCAGAATACGCTGCTGGCAATGCGCGACGGAAAGTTCATGGCCAACATGGAGAAATACCAGCGCATACAGAAAGAACTTGGCATGAATGATGATCTTGCCAAGTCCGGCAATGAATTTATGACTGAGTACCGCGACTTGACCATGATGACCAAGACTGGATTTCAGGTCATTGTGATGCAGGCGGGCAAGGCGTTGATTCCTATCCTGCGCCTGTTGAATCAAATGATTCAGGCTGGCATACATGCATTCTCGCAATTGAATCCTCAGATCAAAGAGGGATTGGCCATAGGGCTGCGTTTCGCTTTGGTTGCTGTGGTTTTTGGGGGATTCATTAAAACATTCGGCATGATCTTCAAGTTCGTACCGATGCTGAAAGGTTTCATTGGGCTGCTTAAGCTATTTCGGCTCGCTTTTCTTGCTTCGCCAATCGGAATTATTCTGGCATTAGCGTCAGCCTTGTATTTGCTATATGACGATTACAAGACCTGGAGGGACGGCGGGAAGTCGCTTTTTGACTGGTCTAAATGGACGAATGGCATTGATAAGATCATTAGTAAAATTAA